ATAAATATCTAACCATTCAGAAGTTTATCCAATTGGTCTTCAATTTCTCCTAAATAATTTTCACCTTTAGATAAATTGATGTAAGAATCGTCATTAAATAGCCCTTCATTTTCTAATAAAATGTTATGGTTGGTTTTCTTAAATGATTCTGGTGTTACTCCAGCTTCACCACCTACTTCAGGTCCTGGAGGTGGAGTTCCACCTAATTCTTCACCACCCATCTCAGGGGCTCCGCCTAACGCACCAAAATCTTCTCCGCCACCTTCACTTCCAGGTTCTGCTGGTGGTGTAGCACCGGCAGCTTGTGGAGCTCCAGGTTTATTACCATATAACTTATCAATATTATCAAAGATACCTGTATGAGTAATAACTGTTGCGGTATTAGTTAATTCAGCACCGGCCGCTTTCTCAATACGTTGTTGTTGTAAATCAAGTTTAATTTCTTCATCAGAAAATCCTAGGATATGTTTTTTAGCCCAAGATACAGAAACCGGAGCAATACCCTCAATAGGTGCTACAGCATCTTTATAAGCCAACAATTTTTCTTTGAATATGTCAATTTTTAATAAATCCGCTTGACTTGATGGGTTAGTTAAACCTAATGTAAAATTAGATAACTCATCTTCAAAACCTAATAAAAATAAATGTATAATTGCGATTTTATTTAATTCGGCAATCATACAATTTTGTATTCTATTAATTGTTCTTGCGAAACGAATATCCATTAATGATAAATCTTTACCACCACCAACAGGTTCTTCAAAACCTAAAAAGGCTTTAGGGACTCTAAGAGCCGTTAATAATTTCTTTTGAATATACTCAATATCCGCGATTTCAGCTAAGTTTTGAGCACCGGGTAAAGTCTCAATAGGTGAAGCTGCCGCTTGGTCACGAACAGGGATGAAATAATCTTGGTCAACAGCCATTTGATTAAATCTCATATCAACATTTCCTGAACTTGAGTCAACAACCTGACTTCTTTTGAATTTATTTGCAACACGTTGTACATATGGTTCAACATCTTTATCATCCATATTACCAACGAAAACTTTGAATACCCTTCTTTCAGGTGCTCTTGATGTCCTATAAATTAACATCGCGTCTTCAGATAGTAATAATTGTTTCCAAATTCTTCTCGCTTTCTCCAACATAGAAGTACCATAAGGTAATTTTCTATCATCACCTAATAATCTAAAGTGAGCAATCTCCCAAGTGTTAAATTCCATATCTTTAGATTTCCACTTGAACCTTAACCCTCTATTTTCAGGTAATTCCTCAACATTAGCAGATTTAGCTGCCATACCTCTCTCTAATCGTTCTATTTCAATATTAGGAAGTTGCATAGCACCAACAATACCTTTTTCACCATCTAATTTTAGGTAAACGAAATTATCCCCATATTTACAAGTATTTCTTGTCCACATAGGTAAATTTGTATTAATATCTAAAGCGTTGTTGAATAAATCCGTTAAGATTGATTTGATTCGTTTTGATTCAGAAAATACTTGTAACATATGACCATTTTGGTCAACCGTTGTTGATTCCTCACCATAAATGTCTAATGCTGCAGAAATTTCAGGTGTGTATTCCATACTTTCATAATCATAAAATGATGCTAAACGAGTTGGTTCATAATAAACCGCTTGAGTATATAAGTTACTTTCAATTTTAGTCCACTGATTACCTAAGTAATAAGTTTGTTGAGCCTGTAACTTTTCTTTTTCGTATTCAGCTTTAGAAGTTGTTTTTAACAACTCTTTTTTATCAACTTTATAAGTCGGATAGTCTTGATTCAATAATGAATTAGGACCAAACGCTTTTGATAATCTTTGCCAAACAGTTAAATTATTTTGATTGTTTTGATTATTTTCCATATTCTTAATATAACTTATTTTCTCCCCATATAAATAGTCCTATATGGTAATTGAGAAATATTTTTATCTCATACCTCCAAATAACCACCCGTATTTGTTATAGTCTTCTTTAGCTATATTACCACCATTAAATTGACCTTGTCTATCTGTGTAATTTGGTATTACAGGATTAAATTCTAAAGATTTATTTATGTCAGTATTATTATTTACAGACCATGAATCAATCATCGCTTTTGTATGTTCAGTAACTTTAGTTAAATTACTAAATGATGATTCAGCAACATAAGTTGCCATCGCAATTGACATAATTAAATCGTCATGGTGACCTCTTTGGTGGTCAGGACGACCATTAATATATATAAAGGAATTCATTTCATTGTATAGTCTTGAACTATATATTCTGAACTTATGACGCAATACTTCTTCGTATGATGCAATAATTTGAACCCTTTTATTGTTAAAATTTATTCCAGGTATTTTTTCAGCTGATTTAGGATTGTAAGCCCATTTATTAGTGGTGTCAACACCATCAATATATAAATCCTTATAACCCATCTCCTGCATCTTTCTCGCAGTTGAAACCCCCATACCCCCAGTAATATCTATAACCACATAAGCTGAATACATATTAGCCCACTTATATGCAATCTCCGCCATAACATCGGGGGGGACTTTCCCAACATATTCTGCAACTTGTTCTCTTTCATCAAAATCAATTATCTGAAAAGAACTAAAATCCTCACTATCTCCACGACTGACATCCACACCCATAATGTATTTATGACCTATCACCGGTTCTTTCCATAACCATAATGCGTTAGCCATCATTTTATTACTAGGTTCAGTAATCATATTCTCGTGAATGTTCTGCATTAAATTAGAATCAAATACATTATCACCAGAACCTAAAAAGTTACATTCTAACTCTTGTGATACTTTTCTCTTATCATATTTTAATTTCTTAACCATACTCTCAAACCAACTTGAACATGGTTTATAACCATTATCCATCATTGATTTTAATTCCACATAATCCCTTTGGTCCGCTGGGATATGAGCCCAACTAATAAGTTCATTTTTATTGTAATCCTCTTTATTTAAAAGATAATGAATGGTATCATGTGTTTTAACCAAATATAAATCTTTAGTATAACGAGGGTCACGATACCAAAACATCTCTGATATCTTAAAGTCATTCATTCCTCGTAAGGCTTGGTCGTATATTTCGTAATAAATAGGGTCAAATCCATTGGGAGTTGAAACAACTATTACTTTACCCCCAGTGGAAAGGGATGCCATACACGCAGCCCAGAAATCACTATCAGCGTCAATAAACGCCGCCTCATCAAATACAAGTATAGTGGGGGTAAAACCACGCAGTGCATCCTTGGATGTCGCTACAGCTTTAACCTCACTACCATTATTTAATTTGTAATGTTTTTGTGAATTTTTTTCTACTGAAAAGTCAATACCAACCCAACTAGGCCATTGAGCTACAAACGCTCTAATTTTATTAGCCATCTCTAAAGATGTATCTAATTTATTGGCAATAATAAGTACTTTTTCAGGTTTTGTTTTTTTTGCGAAGGATAGTTTCATTGAAGCCCAAGCGGCGGTAACTGTTGATACCCCCGCTTGCCTGTATTTCAATGCAATATTTTCATTATAATCCTCATAATCATTAAGTAATGATAATTGGTCAGGGTATAATTCTAAAGGAACATATTTTGATACTGTATTATCGTATGTCTGTAAATAAGTTCTTAACGCGTATTCAATATCTTTATGACATCTTACATATTCAATTAATACTTGTTCTTTTGTTAGGTTTGCCATAATGTTAATTTAATTTTTTAAAAACCAAGTGCTGACAAATCAATATCATTCAAATCATCATCATCGTAATCATCATTATCCTTATCTTCGTATTCTTGTTTTTTCAAATCCTCAATGATTTCATTAACCATTCTATCAATAAATTTACTTCCTTGTGGGTCACCTTTTAAGATTAATTTTGCGATTTTCATAAATTCCGCAGCATCTAATCTTGAGAACCTAACAAAAAGATAATGTTGTAAATGTTTTTTATCCTCATCAAATAATTTGTCAGGGTAAGCATCTGTAAATTTTTCCCAAAATATAGGACCTAATCTAGAATCCCAAATTTCTGCGGGTAAAGTATCTTCAGCACCCATAACCATTTCAGCTTGTCTTGGGTCATCCGGTAATCCGTGAGTTCCAAATACTTCATAAACACCTTTAACTAATTCGTGAACCAATAAAGGGAAAGTAGCGGCGCGAGCAACAACTGTAGGTGGGTCTGTTTCATTATCAACTTCTGATTGTCCCATTTGACCACCACCAGAACCTGCCATTTGTTCCATATCTGGGTATAACCAATATAAGTGTTCCATCAATGATTGATTAACACCATATAAATTCATTAAGTTAGGGTTAATTGCGTTTAACTCATCATTAAGTAAAACATACATATGACCACCTTTAAAAGCGGCACCTTGTATTAATGAGTTGATAAGTCTTCTTTTAGCTTTTTCTAAATTAAATTTCTCAAATTCATCCGCGAAATCCGCCAATTCTTCTTGGTGTTCTTCAGCTTTAGCAAAAGCGTCTTTAACTTCTTCTTCACTAGGTTCTTCAGCTTCACCTCTCATACCTTCAGCGGCACCCATAGGTCTATGAACTAATTGGGCGTCAAATTGCAATGAACCTTCAGGTATTCCTAATTCTTTTTTAACTAACTCAACCGCCAAATTCTCAAGAGTTTCCTTGTTTTGAGACTCTATAGACATAGTCTGTTGTAAGCCTCTCATAACCATAGACATTAAACCCATCATTGGATTACGACCTTGGATAGGTGTTGTGTCGCCTAAAAATCTTCTAACTTTAGCTACAGAATCCTTAAATCTTTTAGATGAAATAGTTTCAATAAAATCTTTGTCACCTTCAGGAATTGCAGGATGTCCAGCAAAAGGAGTTTCTTTTGAAGTAATCTTTCTCTCAATACCCGGTTCCATTCTTTCAGGACCTTCGTAATCTATCTGTTCTTTCATAGTAGAATTGATTTCATTCAAAACACTATGTTCTTTTTTAGTTAAACCTTCTTGAATTAATTTAGTTTCAAGTTTAGTTTTCGCTTTTAATATTTGTTCTATTTTAGAATTTAAACTCATAACTATTATTTTAATTTAAGACCTAATGATGTGAAAGATAACCATTCAGGTAAATCTTTATTTTCAGCTTTAGGAGCTGGTTTATGCTTTGGCTGATAAGGATTAAACGGTTTTGGTCTTGTAGGAGTTTTTACCGGAGTTTTCACCGGAGCTTCTTTAGTTCCTTGTTCTTTAACTTCAGCTTTAGGAGCTGGTTTATGTTTTGGTTGATAAGGATTATCTTTTTTTGGTTTTGTTGGTGTCTTAACAGGAGTCTTAACAGGGGCTTCTTTAGTTCCTTGTTCTTTAACTAAATTTAAGAAGTCTTGTTTAGTCATTTTTGGTGTAAGGTGTTTCTCAACCAATTGAATAATTTTTCTTTCTATAATAGCTTCTTTAGATTCACCAATAGATACACTAGGACTTATTTGACCTAAATTCTTTTTAGTTGCGCCAGCGGCAGCAGATGCTATTTTTTTACCATAATCACCAAATCCAAAACCTTCTTTAGTTTCTTCTTTTTTAACTTTTTTAGGTAAACCTTTATGTTTTGTAGATGCAAAATCTTCTAAATCTTTTTCAGACATTTTTTTAGCAACATCTTTAACATCTTTAGAAACTTTACCTTTAGGTGTATCACCTCGTTTAACAGATAGCGCTAAACCCATAAATTTTTGTTGTTGTTTAGATTCGGCTTTTTCAGTCATTTCACCTTCTTTAGTGATAACTTTAAGACCTCCGTCACCAGTTGGTCTAACTTCACCATTTTTAACATTAACACCAAGTCCTTTGGTTTTCATAGCTCCAACTTCACCAGAACTATAAGTTGTTTCTTTAGCGTTAAGATTAGTTGTTGTAGCTTCTTTAGTTTCTTTTTTACCTTCTACTAATCTATTATATAGATTATTCACTTGAGATTCAGTCAAGGAAGTTAGAGTGGTAGTTTTCATACCATACTCAACCAATTTTAATAATTTGTGATTAATTTTCATATATTGTTTTTTTTTCAATTTCTAAAACGATATCTCGTTCGTATAGTTTATCTTTAACAGATTCTTCAGTATCACCGAATAAGAACACTAATCTTTTTTTATGACTAAAATCAACATAATCCGATTCGTTTTCCCAAGCTAAAGCTACAACACCATCAAGACAATCCATCATTGAGAAATAATCAGAATTCTGAATTACTGACATTGTTATTAGGTCATTTTTCAATACACCCACTTTTTTAACAAATTCTAAATCTGGGGGTAAAGGGTAACCATTAGATGGTTTTGATTCCCAATTTTCGCCCCAGATATTATCTATAGTATCCGAAAAAATAAATTCGTAAATGTTATCGCCTTTATAATTTGGTCCTAATTCATTTACGTAAATTAAATGATTCATAGAATTTCACCTTTAGTAGAGATTCTTACTTTTGTATTATTATTTTCAAATACTAAAAAGTTTTTAGTTGTTTTACCAATTAATTTAGCAG